ATGGCAGGGCATCTGCGACTGGTTCTCAGGTGTTGGATCCTCAATCGGAGGTTTCTTCTCGGGTATTCCGGCCGCTGTCGGCGGTTTCTTTGACTCCGCTGGCCAATGGGTGCAATCCAAGTGGCAGGTGGTATGTGACTGGTTTGCCGGTATTCCCGGTTCCATCACCGGCTTCTTCCAGGGGATTCCGGGCACTTTCCAGTCGATTTTCCAGACGGCCAAAGACCGGATAACCGGCGTCTTCAGCTCGGTCGGCACGTGGTTCGACAACAACGTGAAGATTCCTATCTCCAATGCCGTCAATGCCATCGGCCAGACCTTCCAGTCCACCAAGGATTGGATTAAACGAAGCTGGGATAAGGTCAAGGAGGCCGCAAGGGCTCCGGTGGCCTTCGTCGTCAACACGGTGTACACGAACGGCATCAAGAAGGTATGGGATTCGGTGGCCGGCGCCGTCGGCCTGAAACTCTCCCTTCCGACGGTGAAGTTCGCAACCGGCGGCACCGTCGGCGGCATCAACCCCGGTTAC